TCTATCACTTCCTACAACATGTATTTTAAGAAACTATTTTCCTCCCCATTTTTAATTGTATGTGCTTTGATGTTATTATTTTGCATAGTATTATCAAGATATTGAGGAATTAAGTTCTTATCAATCTGTTGCAATTTTACAATATTTTCCTTCACTTTGTCAACATTTATTTCCCTTTTCTCCTTATTTTTCTTCATAACATCACCTTCTTTTTTTAGATTAATAGGCTTGCTATTAGTTACAATATTATTATGCACTAAAATATATAATATATTATGCATTAATATTTCTTTTATGAAGTATAATTAACATCACATTCACAAGATGTTATCAGTTTCATTTGTTGTGATATTATAACAAAATATTATATATTTGTCAATTATAATTTTGATTATTATGACACGACAAAAACATTCCTTTAGCTACCCTATTATATCTTATATGAAAATTATACAACAAATTATTTTAAGATTTCAATATAATTCGCAATTATTTTACGACAAATTGCAATGTTTTTTTATACTCTTTGCTATATTTTTGTTGACTTCACTTTATATTAAAACAAAAAAAAAGAGGTAAGGACATTTAAAGCTTTACCTCTTTTTATTATGAATTAGCAACTTCATACAATGGACCACAATCACACCTGAATCTAACTCCATCAGCTTCAAGAATTGCTACTCCATTTGGTAAATACTTCGTAGGTAATTCTACTGCCTTAACAGTAAATTCTTTATCACATTTCCAGTAATCACCTTTATTAAGAATCGCATTATAATTTGCATTACTGCCATCAGAATTACATTTTGCAATTAGTCCACTTGGAATGTAATCATCAACACCACAAGGAGAACCATAGCAAGTATCATAGCATCCAATAGCACCGTTTGGATATTTCTTGTTTGGTAGGATTAACTCATTTATTTTAAATACCCCATTAAACTTTACTTTAGATCCAACTGTTAAGACTTGGTCTCCTCCAGAACTAGACGTTCCATTTAGCTTAGATTGTACCTTTGACACAAAAGTGTTCCAATCATAAGGTTTGCCTCTTCTAATATCATAAGGACAATCTTTTCCGGTCCAGTAATTATGTTGGAATAAGTATCCACTTGCATTAGTCACTCCGTATCTTCTTAGAATTTGCGCTGCTAATTCTACAGCATTATCAGTAGCTTTTCTAATATCTCCATCAGAGTTATCACAAATTTCAATAGAAATAGTTTTCATATTTCCGTCACCATTTCCATCGCCTTGACACCAAGCAACTTCATTTTCTGGAACGCATCTAACAGCTCTATCTTGATCTACTACATAATTCCAAGATGTTGTAACATTCTTCCATGAACCTCTTAAAAGATTTGCATGCGCAATAGCATTTGCTCCTTTGTTCCAGTTCGAAGTGTTATGAATCGTTATCCCTCTAAATCCAGTACGAGAAATTCCAGGTCTGCATTTATATCCTAATGGAGCCAACATTTCAATAATTTCCATTACTTGTCATCTCCTTTTCCGTCTTCTGCAATTCCTTCTGTAACATTATCTATTGAAGCTTCTTCTTTAGATAATTCTTCGTGTTCTTTTTCAAATGTAGCCATTATTCTTCACCTACCTTAATACACTTATTTTCCCATTTCTTATAAGCATCTAAATATAGTTCTTTTTTATCTCCATTGTATGTTAATTCGTAATACATTCCATCACTTACTGTAGTACTTACTAATGCTTTAAAGTTTTGTAATGTTTTAGAAAACCACACAATAAAGACATTATCTTTATTTATTTTTAAACCATCTGTCTTTTCTACATTATCGTTGAAATAATTAACTACTGTTTCCTTGCATAAATCTAACATTTCATCATTTTTCATAAATTACTCACTCTCCTTTTTCTTCTGAAAATAAAACATAAATACCATGGTTGCTAAAGTAATAAACTGGTCTGCTTGTATTTTGCTAGCGATAAACCCGTACACTAAAGCAATGGTCATAATTATTGTTACAATACTTTTTAAGTCAATTAATTTAGCTAATTTCTCTTTCATTATTATCTACTTCCTTTCGCTCTCTAATAATTTATCTAATTTCTCATCATGCCTGTCCATTGACTTTTGTAATAAGTCTAGGCTTTTTGAAATGTTGATTGAAGTGTCTTTTATGACCTCTATTGTCTCTTTCATATCTTTTTTGTTTGTAAACCAATCCCAAATAAAAAGAGTTACTATAATAATAGAAACTCCGTAATTGGCAATTAGCTTAGCTATCTCTTCCACAGCCACAACACCTCTCAATCTTTTTTATTCTTTCTTCAACTTGCTCCCATCGATTATTACCGCTTTGCACTCTTTCTTGAAATTCAAGATACTCATATAATGCAAATGCTAAGTTAAATACAAGCATCGCCAATACGATAAATAACATGATGGGAAATATTTTTCTTTCTCTCATCTTTCCTCCTTTTAAATTTTTACAACAGATAAAAATGTTGTGTCAGCTTGTGCGCGAATCTTTGGATTACCAGAACTAGATGCATAGTCCAGTTTCATATACACTTCGTTTCCTACTTTTAAATTAACTATTTTCGCTGGAATTGGTGTGTTAACATAATCCCGATTAATAATCCTTTCAAGCTGACTTGTCTGAACATATTCATTAACAAATATTTCTCCCCAACAATAGCCATCTCCTCCAGCACCATCAACAAAACAGTTGCCAGAAATTAGTGCGATGCAATCTTTCAATACCTCAATCTTATGAGTTGAAGTATTAAGTTTGAAATATTCATTATCTGAATTTGAATTTGAAAAATTCACAAGATACACACCTTGTGAAATGTTTTGAGTATTTTGTAAAGTTACAACTATTCCTCTCGATTCATATCTTGGGATTTTTGGATTTAAAATGTTCCCATTTATATCATTTAAAACATTATTCATATTTATTTTATAAGCAGTCTATGAATAAACGGTTATAACAAAATTACAAACAATTGAACTTGTAACAGCTCCACCATACTTGTTTTGCCCAGTCATAAAAATTTGATTTGCGTTGTTTTGTAGAGATGCAAATACACATACTGCAGAATCACCATGTCGAACTGATAAACTAGCACTCATCCTCGAAGAATCAAACTTTTCAATATCAACAGGCAGATTTTGAGATGGTATATCTGTCCATGCGTTTCCTTCTATTTTTTGAGTAAACATATAATTTTTAAAATACACTATTTTGTCATGTTCAACTACCTTTGTCCAACCGTTCGAATCTACTGCCTTATTAGTTCTTGAAATTTTTTCGTATCTCGGTATCTTCGGATTGTATATTTCATTATTTACTTTTTTTAATACGTCATTCATAGACAACCTCCTGTGAGGTTAGCTTATATAAGCTCCCCCCCCCACAAGAAATTTTAATTATTTTATTATTCATAACATAGGCTACTTAATTCTCTCATACTTCTTGTAAAGTCATGAATGTAATTTCATTTCCACATGATGCAGTTCCAGATGGATTGTTTGTCCCAGAAATTTGCATAGATATATTATCTCCTTCAACGACCTCAACGGTTTTTGGAGGTAATACAAAAGAATGATATCCACCAAACGACATCTGTGTTCTATTAATAATACTATCATTTTTAAAGATAGATAGTCTCCTAATTTGTTCTCCGCTAATTCCTGATAATGAAGTCGAACCAGATACAACTATTTTTTTTATTCCTTTACCAATTAATACAGATCCATCACTCTGAAGAATAAATTTTTTAGAATTGCTATTAGTTGTAGTATCAAACGGAAACTTTTTATAGGTGTTTGAAAAAACAACCTCGTCCGTATTTTGAATCGTAAAAGTCACCGACTCCTTCTCATATCTTGGAATATGTGGATTTAAAATTCTACCAGTATTATCTGGTCTATCTCTTAAACATTCATTCATATATTCGCATAAGCTAACTATGAGCAATTATTTTATTAATTTTTTAAATCCAATAATCTTTTTTACAGATGCACTTCCATTTCTTTTTCCAACAGCTCCACCATAGATGTATGTCTGTGTTGATGTTATTGTAAAAGAATCTTCATTCATATTCACTATTGCTTGGACAAAATAAACTGTGTCTCCCCAATCATTTTGTAAGAATTGAATAGAAGAGGAATTTGGATTTGATATCAATATAGCTTGTCTGTTATAAAGGTTCACTTCAACCAATACAGCATCATAATCTTTAAAATTAACGAGTTCTCCATTTTCAGTTATATTACCTCCTGTAGTTGTACTTCCTTCAAATAGAACAACTCCTTTCAAACCTTCATACCTTGGAATTTTAGGATTAAATATATCACCATTTTTATCTTTCAAACAAGGATTACTCATAGTTCACCTCATCAAATAAAGAAGAGAGAGAATTGTTTTTTAGCCTCTCCCTCCTTTCGTATGAGGAGTTAAGCTTGTAAAGCTCCCCCCCCACGTATTTTAACATTTAAATTTTTCATTTTAATTTCTCCTTTCAATTTGAAGCTTCAATTGCAGCTTCAAGCTCCTCATCGGTACAAGTACCTAAATATACAGAATCAATAGGCATTACTAATATCATATCAGCACCATTCCAATAGTACATTGCTCCATCTTTAGTGTTTATATAAAAAACATTTCTCTTAGGTTCTTCTGAAAAATCACTCCAATGTGATTCATCTATCGCCGTATAAATCAATTTATTACTGGTGTTATAGTATTTACTATTTAGAGCCGTAACTTCTGGAGCACTACTACTCATATCTGACAGTAAGATATACTTATCTATTCCAGATATGTTCAATTCTTCAATATCATCAGAGGTAAAATAGTCCTCACCTTTGATTGGTTTAGGACCAGTTTCTCCTTGTGGACCGGGGTCTCCTTTTGGCAGAACTAAATTAAGTTCTTGGTTAGGGCTAGTTCCTGTAATATTTGCTGAAGCTTCTTCACCTTTAGTTACACTTCCTATTGTTAGAGTATTAGCAGGTCCATTTGGTCCTACTGAACCCGTTTCACCCTGTGGCCCTGGATCTCCTTTTGGAAGAACCAAATTAAGCTTTTGATTAGGACTAGTTCCTGTAATACTTGCTGAAGCTTCATCACCTTTAGTTACATTTCCTATTGTTAGAATATTAGCGGGTCCTGGTGGTCCTATTGGACCAGTTTCTCCTTGTGGTCCCCTTTCCCCGCGTTGATCTAAATCTGTTTCTAAAACAATACTATCATCTTCTATAATGACATCTATTTCTACATTATTATCTTCAATCATTCATCATTACTCCCCTCCGGATATAGTTGAAAGATTTTAGGACCTTTCTCATCATAACCTAAAATAGTGAAGTCGTCATTTATAGATACTTCATATTGATATTTAACTGGGCTCGCAATTAAATCACCAATTGTGGTATCTTCTTTTGATAATGATATCTTTACAGTATTGCAATCTTCTTCTACTTTTATTTCTTTACGAAGTACGGCTTCACTATCACCAAAATTATTTTTTATAGTAAATATAACTATATCATCTTTGTAAAATGGTTCTATACTGCCATCAGATTTCTTCTTTTTTGTTATAAAAATATTTCCTTTATCTCCTCGGGTACATTTTATTGTAGTTTTATCAGAATCATCAATCTTAAACATCTTATCCCTCCTTTGGATTAATATATCCTAAAATATTTACAATCGCTCTTGCCATTCCAGTTTGTTTTGTTATGTCCGCATCATTACTTGGAACGTTGTTACCACTTCTAATAATCAACTTTGTTTTACCAGTTTCGTTCAAATATGATTTAAGGTTAATAGTATCTTTTCGCACTATGCTTGTTCCACTTTGATTGGTTGGAGTATATGAAGTACTTTTGAATGCATTTACAATTTCTTCCATATCTGACTTATTAAACTCATAGCGATATTCATTAGCAAAAGCCATAAATAACTTAAAGTTATTTTCATTTTTTATCTTATATAGTTTTAAATTTCTCGAATATCCCCAATTCTCTCCTGTTGCTTGAGAACTTTCGTTGTAATAACTCCAATAAACAGGAGTATGATATAAAGATAAATAAGCTGATATAATTTTAAAATTATCAGGCAAATCTATATCTAGAGCAATATCCGAATAATTTTTTACAGTTCCTGTTACTGTAAAATATTTATTAAAACCTAACAATGAATAACCGTTATATAATCCTGTAGATGTATATTGTAAATTAGCTAATAAATTATCACCAGATACTTGAATTCCTGCGGAAGAATAGATATTTCCTTTTAAAGATAATTCGTTTGTAATTTTTTCCCAATCAGTTTCTGTAAATAACTGATTTTTTTTGGTAGCTTTAAAAAAATCACCAAGTTCTGCATCTTTTAGTAACGCAACATCATCAACATTATTTACTCTCCAAATGTCGCCTTCTTCATATGCTGATGGGCGCTTTAAAAATATATTCTTATGCGTTGTACTGGCATTAAAAATTATTGTTGTTACCTTGACTTCTTCCCACTTATATTCATTATCTTTTAAAACATATTTATAAGTTTTAAAGTCTTGTGAATTTTGATAGTAATCCCCTAGATGGTTGTTTTTTTCCTCTACAGTTTTCCAATTTTCTGAAGGATCATCTTCCATATAAAATGTTTCTATTTTATTATCTGGACTTTCTAACAACTCGACCGAACTCAAGAATTGTAAACTATTAGAAATAGCTGTATTAGTCTCTTTATCATACACAACAACCCAATCATCAATTGAAAAAGAGCCCATTTTGCGAGCTCTTATACAATTGTATACTTTGGTTGGTGTGGTCCAAGTATCACCAATGTTATATGGCGGAATTGGGGTAGAACCGTAGTTCTTACAAAATTGAATATCATCTGACTTTGTATTTGCGGCCTTAATATTATCTTCCCCTAATACCTTTTTTAAATATCCTAATGTGACTTGATCTGTATCATACTTAGGATCATAATTTACTCCCATACTATTTCACCACCTAATATATTGCATCCCATATTTCTTGTTTTTCTATTGCTGATAAATTTAGATTATTAATATAATCATACATGCTTGCTTTACCTACCGATGTTGTATAACCTGCTTGCTTAAATAAAATTATTTTTTGCTTCGCAGAAATTTTCAAATTATTTATATACTGATATATCATACTTTTTCTCAATTTAGATTGTTTTTCTCCAGAATACTCATTTTTTATTTTTTCTGAATATTTCATCACATTAAAATAATCGCTTGTCTTTATACTAAAAGTATTCTTTAATAACTCCAATGACTCACTTCCGTAATCTTTATTATATAAATACCATTTTGTATTTTCATTTAAATTAGAGTTCTGTATATAATCCATCATTTTTGACTTAGCAAAACTAGAAACGTATTCATTATTATACTTTTTCCTTGTTAAATAATAATCACATAATTTATCTGCTGAAATATCCAAATTATTTAATTCTTTATTAAATTCTTTTCTTGAATCATTATTCATTGAATAATAGAATTTATATATCTTTTTATCATTTGGTAACTTTTCCAAATCACTTACCTTAGGATATTTATCTGACGATGTTAGTTTTGATAACATATAGTTTTTTTCTTTTTTAGAAAAATGACTATTCATTATCAGATAGGCCTTCTTTGCTGAAGCACTACCGGAAACCGGCTTTCCATCTACTTTATCAGATTTTATATCATTAATTTTTTTACCTGATTTAGTCTTTAAGGAAGAATAATTATCTTCGCATTTTCTATATTCATCAACTGTTAAATTTTGCTTTTGTAATTTCTTCATTGTTTTTGCATCTATTGGCGCATATCCTTTAGCAAAATATTCTCTAGCTGATTTACTTGAATATTGTCCGAACAAAAAATTTTGAGCGACTGATAAAGGATCTTCTTTTGCTTCAAATCTTAAATCTCCTTTGCTTGTATAACTTCCCTTTATCTCTTTTTTATTAGTGTACATCGAAGTTCCTTCTATTGTTTTCTTCAATTGACCTCCACCGAAAGGTAATATTGTATAGTAACCTAATTTCTTTAATTCATCTTTGATTGTACTTTCACCTTTTATGACATTTAATGGATTAGCAACACTAGAAATTGGTAATCTACCACCACCAACAAGTCCTCCAACAAAAGGAATATCCTGTGTTAAATTTTCTAAAATATCAGCCGATTTATCTGTTATTTTTAAATTATCATTAGTAGCTGTATCATAAATTTCTTTTATAGTATCAATTGGAGAGAATGAAGCTTTTCTTCCTACAACCTTCTCTGTAAGTTGATTATACATCCACGCACCTATAAACATCTTTACAAATGCACCTATTAACTTCTTTTTAGTTTCATCTCCCAAATCTCGTGGTAAATCTTTTAACATATATCCAAATTGATTATTAACTTCTAATTGAAATGAAGTAAACATTTTTATTAAGGGATTTTTAGAATTAAATGCGGTTGGCATTTCTCCTTTTGTTCTGCCGGCCATCAAATCTCGAGCAAATTCGTCGGCATTGCGTATTGCATTAAATTCACTCATTCCTTTTGCTTTATTTTCATAGTATTTTGCTCTAACTATCGTATTAGAAGTAATAGAATCAATGCCATCAAACATGAAGTTCATTTTTTCACTTACTTTTTCTAATTTAGTTTTGTAAAGTCTATCAGCTTCATTTAACCTTGATGTTAGAAAAACAGATTTATTATCAAACCCATCAGCAGAATATTGATTTTTTATTGCTTCTTTTAACCCTTTTAAAAGATATTTTGATTTCACTTGAGAAGCAGCTTGAGTGATAGGAATAAAGTTTGTTATTGCGCTTCCTAAATTCATTCCTACCATGTTAGCCGATAATCTACTACTAACATTTTCCATTACATTATAAAATTTTCTATTAGATAGTGCTTCAACAGTTCTATCTAATCCACTCTTTTTGTTTGCAATTCCATTTGTATAGTCTCTTAATTCTGTAACAAAATTGTTAAGTGGAGTAATATACGTAGCATATATTTTTTCTATTTTATCCTGTCTATCTTCGAATGATAAAGAAGTATCATCGTATATCTCATCAATTTTTGATTGTACACCTTTATCAGAGTGTTGATATCTAATTTCATTTTCAAGCGCCCTTAGTTTTTGAATATCTTCTGTGAAATAGATATCTTGCATAGCACCTCTAATATAATTGTCGAAACCTTTTAAAACATTATAATCCGTTATTTTTCCTTTTCTTTGTTGTGAGAAGGAAGTCCAAACTTTTCCTGGTTTAAATTGATCTGTGATACCCGCTATAGAGGTTGGCAAATCATTGTTCTTAAATTTCCATCCCAACTTTTCTGCCAATTTTCCAATGATGCTTGTGGGTTTATCATCAATAAAATGTGGAAAATAACCTTTTCTGTAATCCACTTCTTTATACCCTTGTGATTTTAAAACTGCATTTACTCTATCATACAATTCATCATATAATCCTCTAAATTCTTCTACCGCATTTGAAATCTTGTCATAGTCTAATTTGTTTTTACTAATAAATTCGTCAATTTGAGAACCAGTTAGAAGAGTTTCTGGATTATATTTATATTCACCTAGCATTTGCACCGCTGTTGACTCTTTGTCATTTAATTTTAGTTTTTCTATTCTTTTATTATAAGTTTCAATATCTTTTTGCATGTCAGCATTATGTTTAAATATCGGCTCTATATAGTTTGTATATATTCTTGCTGCATCTTTTTTTGGCATGATATCATAGAAATTTCTTTTCATTGTATTAATTTTGTAAGCTAGTCCAGATTTTTTGTCTTTCCAATTAAATGAATCTTTTACAAAATCCTCTGCTTCTTCTCGATACTGATTTGTTTTTTCTCTACGAATTTCTTTAGGTGATATATTAATGCTGTTAATAATATCATCTATATTTACATTATCTTTTAAAGAATCATAAATATATTTCGTTGCTTCATCTATTGCTTTATCATCTAATTTGTATTTTTCAACCAATGTATTATCCTCATTCATAAACTCAGAAAGTCTATGAAGTTGGTCTACTTCATTTGTAATATCTTTACTAAATATCGATGGATACATATCAGATAATTCTGTATAAAACGAATCAATTGATTGTCCCTCATTCTTTAGTTTTAATTTATTAAAGTTACTTTTTCGAAAAAAAGAATAATCTGTCAAATTCTTTTTAACATAATCATCAACTTTCAAATCCGTACTTCTGATATTTCTTTTTATTTCATTTAATTCATCATTGACATATTCTATTTTTTGTTCACTAAAATTTTCTAAAATATCTTTCCTTATTTTATTATAATCTGGATTATCATAATATTCAGATATTAAGTTTTGAAATTTTTGCTTGGTTTGGTAGTCAGAAAACTGTAATATTTTTGAGGCTTCTTTTGTCATGATTTTTTGTTTTGATTTCTTTAACTTATTATTTTTACTTTGAATCTTTTTGATTTCTTTATTTCGTAAATCTCGTTCGATATTTTTACTTTCCTTTAGTTTCATATCTTTGAAGTAAGATTTAGTACCTTTTGACTTAAAGCTTTTTTCTACAAAGTCTTGCCAACTCCCATTTTCTTTAGAATATTTTTTATTTTGTGGAAAATATCCAAATTCATTTATGTCATCACCTGCAAAAAGAATATCTTTTGCTTTAACTTTCATTTCTAATATATTTGCTTTACCATCAAATTGTCTGTAATTATGCTCTTCAGCATATTTTTTTGATGGTGTAATCCAATCTCCAGGATTAATTTTATTACCAGGAGTTGCACGATAAATTTTTATTTCAGCATCTGGATTATTTCTTACTTTCCTTAGAGCAGCAAGAGACTCTCTGTTATATGGTTCAGTCATATCCATATACCATTCTGGGTGTTCAAAAACATCAGCCATATTAGCTTCAAAGTTTGATGCATTTCCATAATCTTCACTAGGTCTATGAGTCATAAAATAGTCAGTATCGGTTCCTAATTTATTTATATCATTTCCAATGTTAATTTTTTGAGTATCTGCATTTGAATTATTATAAATGTATTCACCAATTGAATTCCCTAATTCTTTTATAGCATTATTTTTTGAAATTATATCAAATTGATTTACTAAATTATTATTTGAGTCAATCAAATTTATTCTTATATCACCATTATCCTTTTTAAAAAATTCAATATTATTAGTTTTTTTCAAATCATCATATTGTTTTACATTTTCATCAAAAGAAAAAGAACTATTATCTAGTTCCTTATTTACATCATTTTGTCGTCTGTTCCCCAATCCGTCCCAAGTTTCTCTTCCGTCTGATCTAATATCTTTTTTGCTAGTTTGTACAACTTGGTTAGCAATTTGTTCTTCATAGTTTTCAATATTTTCATAAATATCCTCACCATATTTATTATAAAACTTATCAATTACATTATCAATAATATCATCGGATTTTGTATTTTTAGTTTCTAATATATTATATAGCTTTTCTGCAATTTTTTCTTTTATATTTCTTTTATGATTTAATATATCTTCTCTATTGGGATGAATTGGATTTTTTTTAGAGCTTTCTGGAGAAGTTCTTTTTCTTTCTTCCACAGTCATATTTCTTCTATTTTTTGTATCCGCTGCTTCTATTTCTCCTTTACTGTTAGCATATCTTTCATTACCAAATAAAATCGTAGTACCAGTAGGGAGTCCTTCCACATTCTGTATATAATGCTGTATTTCATGCAGAATTGTACCTCTTACCGACTCTGAATTATTTAGTAATTTATTATTTAACATTATTTTATTTGATTGACTGTTAAAGCTTCCATTACTTTTCATGTTCTTGGTTTGTAATTCCACATTTTTTAATTCAGGATATAAATCATATAATGTTTTTGCTTCAAATATTTCTGATAGTTTATATGAAGTATTTGGAGAAAGCTTGTCCAAAACTTTTGTGTTTTTATCAGATACTTCAAACTCCCAATTTCCTTCTTTATCTTTGAACCAACCAGTTATTTTTCTTATTTCTTCATTTGTATACTTTTTACTTGTACTTTTGTTAGTTTTATTTTCCAACCATAAAGCAGCATCATATCTATCTTTTATCTCTTGATACTTTTCCGATGCTTTAACACTTTGTTCCATTCCCTTTAAACTGGTCATCATATATTCTGTCTTGCTAAATTTGTTATTATTATCTCTATATGCTTTTTCCCATTTAGCTTTTAAATCTCTGATAAATAAAGACTCTTTAGAATTACCAGTTATTTTATTTGCTAGTGAAACAATCTTATTATATATTCTTTTAAATATATTAGGCTTTTGTACGGACAAAGTATTAATAAATTCTTCATTACCAAATAATTGGCCAGATATATCTGCAAGAACCTCACTAGATACTTCGTTAGTTCCATAAGTTTCTTTTAAAGATTCTAGCGCACTATTAAATTCTTGATTTTTACTTGCATAATCCGTAACCAAATCTACCATATCTTTAGTTTCGATTGCATGCGTTATTTCATGTGTTAATAGAAATTCTCCTGCCCTATCAGAATTAGGATTAATTCTTATCTCTGTTTCTCCATTCTCACGTGTTTTAATTTGTGCATTAACCATATTTCCATTAGCTGCTGTTAAATTATTATCTAGGATAATGTTATACCCTTTATCATTAATTACTTTTTCAGCAGTTTCTATAAATGATTTTGATGTATTACTATTATTTAAATATTGATTGGCACTTTTTCGTAAATTATCAATCTTTGTATTAGAATCCGGAACATACTCATAAGCAACACTATCATCATTAACAATTGAAGGATTAATGTTTGAAATTTCCTCACTATTTTGACTATTTAGCCCATTTTTACCAACAGGTAGTGTGTTTATACTTTCATTCTCTAATGATTGATTAAATGCGTTATTTTGATTATTTAATCTGTTAACTGTATTTGAATCTAGTGGCATTGATACTCTATTATTGTTTATTAAAGGATTTCCATTAAATTCTTGAGAATTATTATTTATGTTTTGGTTTAGACCTGTTGGTAGAGTCGCTACATTATTTACCTTATCATATACATCGGATGCAGAGACTGTAAATGGTTTCTCAATATAGTTATCAATTATCTTTATAGCATTATTATATTTTTCTATTTCCGCTTTACTGCTAGTCTTATTTCTTTTGGCTTCAAGTGTTTCTTTTAAAGAATTAAAAATTCTAGTATTGCTTGCTGCACTTTTCCCTTCTGAATTATTTATCCCTTCTAAAAATCCTCCTGATAATCCTCCAACGCCAGCAGAATATAAAGCTGAAGAAAAGACATCTTTATCTTTTATTACGTCTATATATTTTTTAATATCAGTTTCTTGTTCTAAGGTTAATAATCTATTAAAATTGTCTAAATATTCTTGTGAGAATTCTTCTAAAGCTTCACTACTAGCATTTCCTAAAATGTTAGCTACCTTCGGTCTTTTTATCATCTTATTAAAGGTATTGCTGGCCATTTTTGAGAATTCATTAGTTGCTCCACCTGTTAATTTTTTTGTTGCACTACCAAACAATTTCCCTGTTACAAAATCTAGTCCTGTAGAAACTGTAGAATTCATAAATGCTTGCTTTTTAGTGTATCCTTCATTTATAACATCTTCATAATTATCAGTAAACATATCTGTAAAATAGGCTCCTGAGCCTAATGGACCTGGAAGCAATGAGGAAGTAGCTATTTTGGTAATGGTATATCCTGAATCTCCTAAAAACTTACCAACACCTGTTTCGTAATCATTTGAAACTTTTTCCTGTTTCATTTTATTATAAGTTGGCAAATATTCTTTTTTTCCTTTTTCATTAATATATTCTCTTTGAGATATAGTTAATGGGCTCATCAAATCTGATACTGCTCTTGGTATTATTCCTATTGTTTTATCATATAAGTTAGTGTCTTCATTCGTTACTTTTGCTTTATTTGTTTCATATTTTGCATAATTTAATTTATTGAGACTGTCTTGTACTTTATTATTTTCTTCTTTTAGACTATTTCTGATTTTTTTAACTTTAGTCTTATTTGTTTCTAATTTCTCTACATTTTTATTTTCTATCACATTTTCTGCTTTATTTTTATAGGAAATTGTTTTTTCTTTTTTTGATTCTAAATCTGTTTTAAAGTCAATATTATTTTTTTCAAATTTTCTATTTAATTGTTTTTGGTAATCTGATAATGATTTTTGATATTCTTTTTTTGCGGTTTTTTCTTTGTTTTTTGCAATTTGCACATCTACCGTTGCTGACTTGTTCCTTTTTTCCTTTATAGTATTATTAGCAACTTTGTTTTCTATTACATTACCATCATCTTGTAAAATGTAATTTTTTCCTTTTCCTTGTTTTCTAACTGATGTGGTTCCGTTATCATTTAAATAGTAGTTGGCCATAAAAATTCACCTCTATACTGGTTTTCCTTTTTTGGTACATTGAATATATCGATTATATCTTCCATCCCAATAATAATATTTTCCTCCTGCTTTCCAAATATTTTGAGTAACGGTTTGCCTTTGACCTGATAAAGTTTGAGTATTAAAAGTTATCGTATTTCCTGTTTTACTTAATTTTTGACCATTAACATTATTAGGTTGATAATCGTTATTGAAAGTTCCATATTGAGCATCAGGATTTAAATCTCCTTGATAATAAGCTGTATTAACTTGATAGTTAGAATCACTATTACTAAAACTATAATTAGAAGCTTGTTGTGCTCTTAATTGTGCCCACGCTAATCTGTTTGCTTCTTCTTGTTGCTGTCTTTGAAACTCTAGTTCTGCCGCTGCTTGCTGTTGTGCAATATAATTGTTATAGGCATCTTGCCCAAGTTGTAAAGCTGTAGATTGTATTTCTGATTGCTTATTAGCATACATTTGTGCATATTGTGCGGCTAAATTTGCTTTATTAGTCTCATATTGTAAATTAGTATCATTGATTTGATTATTGATATCTCTAATTCCATTAGCTTTGTCTTTTAAAATCGTGTTTAAATTTGTTCCATAATTATTATTAATTGAATTTACTTGCGAACCTACTACTCCCTGTGTACCTAAACCTGCTCTGTTCATAGCACTTCTATTATCTTTTAAAGCAAGCAGTCTATTTATGTTTGCCTGCTTTGCATTATCTAATGCTGTTTTATTCACTTCTTCTTTATTTTGATTTAGTGCATTTATAGCTGAAGTGTTAGAATTAGCTAACCCTTGCAATTCTGCATCCTTTTGACTATTAATGCTATCTAATACATATTGATTTGAATTTATATAATCATTCTTTTTTTGATTTGATATTTGATCTGCAGCTGCTCTCCAATCGTCAATTGCCGCCATACTATTACCTCCTTAATTTCCTCTATATTTACCAGCTAAAATGTATTCAACTAGTAACCTTTCGAAAGTCATTCTATATTGAGTATTATTTTTAAAATAAAATTTAATAAACATAAATTTTTTTATTTTTTCTTTTTCTTGTATAGTTTTTGGGAAGTCGTCTATTAAATCATGATACTGTTTTTTTATAATTTCTACTGTTCCATCATCTAACTCATATCCAAATTCAATATCACACCCTTCTTTAGGATTTAAAATTAATGTAACCATTTTAATTGTTTTAGCAAAAAAGCTAGAATTTAATTCTAAAAACGGAGTCTCCCAATATGCTTCTATTGAATTTTGATTATCAAGATAACTACTATTGAATTTGCATATTTCTCCAGATTCGGTACCAAAATATAAAATATTATTCCAAGAAAAAAATACCCTTACAGGTATATTGTCCCAATACCACCACTCATACTGGTATTGTTCTGTCCTTGCATGTTTTGGATAACTTAAATATCTACTATCAGCGATATAAACATGATTATTTACCGCAAGATAGTATTTTCCTAATAAACTAATTGCTACACTATTTTCTAAGTTGGACTCTTTTAATAACTTTCCATTTACATAAAAACTTCTTTGCTGTGCAAATTTTTCTCCTGCATCTCCTATAACTGAAAACACACCTTGTTCCGACAAAAATAGAGGATCATTTAACAAATTACAATTAGCATATTTACTTATACACCCAATGTTTTTTACTCCATCTTTTAAAGGAAATACTTCTAAGTTATCTAATAAATTGGTTTTGCGATAATATATAGTACAATCTGTATCACTTTGTTTTTTATGGACAGCCAGTGTTCCATCGGATAATCTAGAATAACTTATAATAGGCTCTGTACCAATCTTTGTAAAATTTTCATCTGGCCAATATGTAGGATCTTCTTGTTCACAATAAAAATCATAATTAGCAAATTCTGGATTTCCACTTGCAAAAATTCTATTATTGTTTCCTTCGTATCCAAATAATGTTGCAATAGTACATTTGTTAATTTTGTCATAGTTTTCTTGTACAGTTTTTTTATATTTTATAGATACATTATCACGACCTAACACAGGTGATTCTCTTGGTGCACTAGATAAAGTCACTTGTCCTGCTACTGTATCCACTTCATATCCAGAAGATTCAATTACGTCCCAAGAACCACTATCAGATAAGACTTCTACTAATTCTACGCTGTCTATATTACTATCATCTAATTTAAATACTGTTTGTTGCTTTTTTTCTACTTCTCCATTTACTGTTTCTTCTATTTCTTCTGTAAGAAAAGTATTAATTCGATATGGTGATAATAAGTTTATTTTCTCGTAGTCAGTTCCTCCTCCTGAACTATCTCTACCTATTGAGGTTGTTGGTATATATCCAGATTCATCTAAAAAAGAAACCTTGTATCCGTCTACTGTATTAGAATAAATGATTGCTCTATTACCATCAAATATGGTTAAATATTCTCCTAAATACAGTCCAACAGACCTATTATTAGACATATTGTCTAATATCTTTGTACAAACAGTAAAATCTGTTGAACATTCATATAATTTTGTTCCTGCATGTACAAGAAATTTTTCACTATTTTCTAAATCAACATTCCAAATACCATTAATTGGGTCTGTAAAATTGTGTACGATTTCATATCCATTTCTTGTTTCATTATATCCATTATTATTAATAATATTTTTAGCATCAGGACTTCTTCTTTTGTCTACTTCTAAAGGACTAGTAGTAAAATCAACACCTAAAAAACTTTCGATATTATAATAATTTTTACTTTGACTTGTGGGTACTGAATACATAACTACCACTCCATTCCAAATACTGATTCAATATGTGTAGGATTAGGATTAAAATCTTTACCAGATATATTAGAAACATTCGTTACAAATTCATTCATATACATAGTAGCTAATTGAACATCATCATCTTTATATAATTCTGCTGCTATATACAATGGAATTAATACTATCATTTGATTATCTAAATCTAATGAAAAAGAAGAAGCTGTATTAGAAGTGATTAAGTCGTGGTAAGCTTCATAATAAATAGTTATATCTCCATCTTTCCAATTGTTTATTACAAGTATATTATTACCTTCAATATACCAATCCGGTCTATTACTTCCATCATAAACAATTTGATACAATCTTTTAAAGTTAGGAACTTGTTGTGGAAGATTATATTTATTTTTGTCTTTTTTCTTGAGTTTGTACTCCTTTACTAAGGGTTTCCCATTTTCAGTAATATAATTGATAGCCTCATTACATGCTTGTGGCATTGCATATAAATAAGTTTTATATTTTTTATCAGTTTTATATTCATTTAATTTGTCAGCTACTAACTCATCATTATTTAAAAACATTTTCTTTAATGATTCTATCTGAATTTGTCCCCAATTCATATTTCATCCTCCTAACTCGTGGTCAAGTCTACAAGAGTTGCACTTGCTTTCACTACTAACTTGAAAAAAAGAAACTAAAGATATTTAGCTTCTTTTAAAATATTAAAGACTGTCATAGGTACTTCTACTCTTTCTCCTCGTTTAATGTTATATGTCCATCCATTAACAGTAACAGGAACATTCATTTCATGAGGATTTAATTCACTCTTTGGAATCGTAATAGTAATCTTTTCTTCTTTTTTTAATTCTTCTCCAGTTTGGATTGAATCGTTACGCAAAGTTACCTTATCTACTTCCTTAAGTTTAGAAAAAGATGTTGCTTGTTCTTTTGCTTCTTCTTTCGCAATATTTAACTCATCTTGTAATTTTTCTAATTCTGCTTTTTTTTCTTCCATCAATTTAAGAGTCTCATTTAGAGACTCTCTTTCTTCCTGAAGAAACTTTAAAGTTTCATTAAGACTTTCTTGTGTTTCAGTGTTAGAAACATTTTCCTTTTTTACAGTTTCTTTTGCCATTATTTATCCTCCTATTCTGTTTATTCACTATCGTCTGCTGTTGGTGCTAACGTAGCAGCAGTTTCTATTCTACAAATTGCTAGCTCATTTAATCTAACTGCAGTAAAGAATGCTTTCCAACCAATTGTTGAACGTTGATTCAATGGATCAGCTGTTCCAGATGAACCTAAAGGTTTAACAATAATAGAAGCCTTTGCTGCTCCTTTTTCAATATTTGGAACACCATAAGCATGACGTCCATAAATTACAGATTTAAATACATTTACATTTCCTGTATTTGCTATGCTTTCAATGTTTGAAGAACTTCTAATTCTTGTACCAAAATAATTACCAATTTCTCCCTTTAATAATGGTGTATTATTAGTATATTTATGTACTTCAACAAATCCTTTATTAGAAGTATCATTCATAAAATCGTACTCTTGAAGTGGATTAATAATTGCATGATATGTTCCATCAGCAAATGGTTTAATATTATTATTTTTTAATCTAGTATGAGCTTTTAGAATTTCATCTCCTGTTAAAACATCGCTAGCAGTAAGTGCATCTCTATTAGCTTTACCACCTGCATATTGAACAGTAGTACCAGCAGTAACAATATCTCTAATTCTAGTATCTACAGTTAATGCTGATTGTTCTCCAAACACCTCAGATGCCTCTGTAATTACTGGATCTTTCGCTTGCATATCTAAAACATCGGTAACAGTTGCATAGTCTCCTTCTTGTTTGCAAGTTGCTTTTAAACTTGTAATATCTAAAGAATTACCTGCAGGTGTTACACCTTCTGTTAAAGAGTTTTCTGGGACTTTTAAAGAATTAAATTTTCTAAATTCAATGCTTGTTCCTTTTCCTTTTGGAATTGTCTTTTTATCTCCATCCTCATAAAATTCTAACTCTGGTAATTCACGTTCAAGTAATGTTCGGTCATAAAATGTTTGATTCTCAACGCTTAGTGTCTCTATTGTATTTAATACATCAGCCATATTTTTTTCTCCTTCTAGCTCGCCACTATTATCCTTCTTTTACTTTTTCAACCTCTTTTAAGAACTCTTCTCTTGACATATTTTCATAATCAATAAAGTTATCCGAACTGTTTCCAAGACTACCTGGCGAACTTATATTATTTGCAATAGCCTTTTTAGCAGTTTTTATCCCCTGATTTCTAAAGCTGTTTTTCATCTTATTAAAAGACTCATAGACATCAATTAATGACTTGTTTTTTCCATCCGCATAATCCATAAAAACTTCATCTTTAAATAAAGATGATATATTTACATCTGGATATTTTTTACTAAACTCTTCTATTTCTTGCTGTGCTTTACTTTCTCTTTCTTGGCGTTCTTGTTTTAGTCTTGTCTCTTCTCGTCTTTTATCTGCAGCATAAGAAGCATAGTCCTTTAAAGGATCTTTTCCTTCTTCCGAAATTTTATACATATCTTCATAAACTTCTACATCTGTTATATCTTTAATTTCTGTATTAGTATAAGGATTAATTTTTCCTTTATAGGCATCGAGTCTACCTCTCTTATAAGCCTCATCTTCTCTGCTTTTTACTTTACTTTCGAATTCCTCTTCTGCCTTTCTTCTTGCTGCGGCATATTTGGAATTATCTTCACTACTTTGTTTTTTTGATGATGACTTCTCTTCCTCTTCACTATTTTCAGATTCTTGATTACTTTCTGAATCATCAAATGTTACATCATTTTCATCATCATTTTCAGTAGTTGTATCAGTAGTCTCTTCCTCTACTTCGGTTGGATCAGCGACATCCAACTCTTTTTCGCTTTCTAATTCTTCAGTCATATTTCCTCCTGGATGGATTTTTGCGCTATTCCATGCGAATTACATAATAAAAGAACACAACTTGTTATGTGTTCTTTGTGCTTTTATAAGCACTGCGATAATAATATACCCAAGACACTATTCATAGTATAAAGCAGATTATATGAATAGCCTCTTTTGAGCCTCTGCTTAGACTTCACATATTATTATCGCATTACCTACAAAGGTAACGCTTTTAGACTGGTTGCATAACTGGATTTGTTGTTTGCCCTGGTGGTGTTGATGAATCAATTGAAGGTGTGTTACTACCACCCAACATTTGTTGCTGGAGCAAAGCTTGTTCTTGCATCATAGCTTGCTCTTCTAATTTCTTTTGTCTCATTTTTTTCAACTGTGCCTTAAATGGCATAATTGATTCAGGGTATAATTCAATCCACTCATCAAAATCAATATCTCCGCTAGCTTTCATATTATCTAATAAACTTACAGTTAATGATTCACTAAATATACCACTAGTTCCTACATCAATATTTGTTGAAAATTCTATATTTTGATAATTTTCTCCATTCATGGAACTGACTATAGTTTGATTATCTTCTTCATAACTAAACATCCTATCATCTGTATAATAATATTTAAAAAATTGTTCAAATATCTTTCCTATTTCAACATGTGCACTATAAAATTTTTTTTGGTAGATTTCTATTGGTTTTTTTGCTTGATTTTGTAGTGCGATGATTGCCGATGCCGCCATATTAGCTCCCATCACTTCACCTGTAACCACTTCACTAGATCCTGTAGTGGTTCTTGTTAAACTAATAAGAGAATCTGTTAATGTTAAAGCTTGTGAGCTAAATCCCGATGGCTCCATGTATTTAAAACCCCAATTAGATCCAGTAGTATTATCAGTTAATACTTCACCAGGTGCATTTGTAATCACTTGTCTTGCAAGTGCACCGGCTTTTTGGATAATTTTAGGCCAAGCTGTTTGCTGTACAGATAATAACATCATTGCTAAATTAAAATTGACCGCTTTATTATTAGGAATTGCTTGAGCAACTTCTCCTATTCCATAAATACAATCTTTTCTTTGCTTATGACTTCTAAAGACAATCGGATATAATTGGTTCTTTAGCAAAACATTATCTTCTACTTTATCAGGCTCTGACATTTCCGTTCCTTCTTCAGATATCTCCTCATCTTCTAACTTTATTTTACTACTATCTGGTTCCCAATAAGTTGTATCTTGAATCATTACATTTTTTGTAGATTTGCTCCATACTACCTTACCGTTTTTTCTGCTATATTTTGTAAGAACCGTGCAAACTTCTAATTCTCTTGTTGCTTCATCTTCTATTTCATGATCGGCTACTATTTCATCAACATTTGGAATTTTATTTGATTTTGCTAGAGCCTTTACACTTGATAAAGATTCAATTGAAGCAATTATTATATATTTTTGTTTTTGTATATCTTTTTCTCTTGCATTTGAAACAATAACATTTTTAGGATGCAAAATCTCTCCTCTTAATCCACCGATGTATGGAGTTTCCATTCCTCCTATAACATTATTATCCCAAAAGAAATGATAGATATATGCCCCTAATTTTGTGGAATTGTCAATTGCTTCTTCATCAAGATCTTCTAGTTTCATTTCTTTTGAAATATTGTCAGCAAATTTTGTAAAAATATTAGCTCCTTGTGTAGCAATTTCTAATTTTTCTCCAAACATTTCAGAAGGACTATATATTAATTTTATTTTTTCACTTAATATTCCAGATTTCTTATTTTCAGCAATCATAGAACAAATATTTATAACTGGTCGTGGTAAGTTCTTTGTCTTTTTAGTAATATTTCCCCATTGCTTACCTTCGACAAACCTCTCACATTCATCCCATTCTTTTGACAAACCAGACCTATCCATGTAATTCAAACCATTTTGATACTGGTTCCAAATGATACCAGCCTGATTACTCATTATTACCACCACCATTCAACCATTCATCTAGAATCTTATTGCTACTTAAATCTGGTATATAGTTTTCTTGATTCAACACTTTTTCTAAATCTTTTTTGATATGTTTTAATTCTTCGCTTTGATTAACCATATTTTTATCAAAACCAACTATAGAATTGAATATGTTTGAATATTTTTCGAATAAGAACTTCTTGCCTTTTCTAATATCTTTAAAGGCGAAGCATAGCATTAAAAAATTACATATAGTTAGTATCATATTTATAATCAGCAAAATAGTCATATTACCACTCCAATCCTATATCATTTTCATCGTCATCTAAATTATCTGATGTTGTTCCATCTTGTAATGCAAAAGGAAGAGTCATATTCGATTCTTCCTTTACTATTTCTTTTGTATAACTTTGTTGTTCTCTTGCGGCATGAGTTATAGCTAAAGACATGATTCTATCATCATGATATCCATCATCTGCAGCTTGTTTTCCATCTTCTCTTTTTATAAAAGTTAATGCTTGTAATAATGTCTTTTTACAATTAATTAAATCAATGCATTCTGAGAAAAATTTAACTAATTCAGATATTATTACTGGTCTTGTTGCCCTATTTGTGTTAAAGCCTAGTTTATCTTGAATTTTAACATCTATAATATCATCAATAGTTCTTAAATATTGCTTAGTATATCCTAACCTGAATAATTCTTTGGTAGGATATGTTGAATAATTTGTTTCAATACAACACAATGCTTCATTATAAAACATACCCAAACAATACATCTGTCTTGTAAACTCAGTCTCATCTAGCTCAACTTCTAACGTTGCTACTTGCTTACCAGTAGTATTATCAATGACGTCTCCAGCAAAAGAATCTGTACCTATCCCTGCTGGATCACCACCTAAAACATATGGATATCCTGATTTAGGCATTTCATATATTTCAATCAATGATTTAGACTCAGACTCTACAAATTTTATATTAGTTATTTTCTGAGAATTATAGTTGTATTTAAAATATCCTTTTTTTAAAGGATCTTTCAACTTTTGTATTCTATTGATTACTTGCTCTTTATTAAATAGACATTTTCCTGTTGATAAAAAAGCTTCTTCGGGATTTGACGGATATTCTTGTTTAAACATATCAATATCGTTGCTACAATTGTTTTTTATGCACCATCTTCTCCAAGATAACTGTTCATTGTCCAAACTATATATTCTTTTTAGTTCTTTTTCTTCCTCGGTCAAATCAAAACCGTCATATGTCATTCTATACTCTGGCATTTTGAACCAAGGAAAAAACACTGGAATGAAATCACTATTTCCTTCAACAGCATCGTCCCATAGTTCTTTAAAATGTTCAAATCCATTAGCAGTACTCTCTATTATAACAATAGAATTAGGAGTGTTAGGTACTGCTTGTAGCAAACCATTTAAAGTTGCTTTTTTATCTCCAGGCCAGAATGCATATTCAGATAAATGTAGCTGTTTATATGTGTCTGAACGACCAACGCCCGAAGAACCTGCTGTCATACATTTTAATTCACTATTTAAGCCTGTGTTATCTGTATTATTAAATACAAGTTCATTCTGATTATCTTTTAAAACTTGCGGTTTTATTTTATTAGGCAATGATTGATACATTATTTTACTCATTTTAAACAGGTTTGCAGTTGCACTTGACTGATGAGTTATAATACCTGTTTTCATATTAAAATTGAGCATGGTATTAGTATTCAGTATAGCTTCTACACATGTTGAAATCCCCATCTGTCGGGCTTTTAAGATTATTATTCGTACTGGTTTATTTTCTTGTGTTTGTTTTTTTATTACATCATATAATTTATTTTGTGCATAATTAAACTTTAGTGGAACAAGTTCTCCGGCTTTGTTTACAATCTTTATAAATTTTTCAATATAAAGTTTTCTATTAATAGATTTCATCAGAAGATACCTCTTTTAGATATTCTTCAAAGGGAATATCTACATTTTCATTAATGTTATGAGTTTTTTGTTCAGCATTATATCCAAAGTTATTTTTTAATACAAACTGTGCACCAGAGTTATTTTTGCTATATAATATTTGTTCATTAAATGCTTCAATTACCGTTTTTGCTCGTTGCACTATTTCAGCATAATCTTCTAACTCTGTATTTTTTTCATAGTTTAATAAAGTTTTTCTTGTTATACCTAAATACGAAGCTAATCCACATATTCCTGGAACAAGTCTTTCATGTTGACATTTCTTGAAATAATTGGAAATATGATCTTCTAACTCTTGTGCACTTTTATATTTTAACTTTCTTCCTAACTTTATTTTGATTCTCTTTTGTGTCATTATGTTTCTCCTCTAACTCATCACACATACGACTTCTTTTACAACCATAACAACTATGAGTCATAAAGTAAGAAAAAGAACATAAATTATTTATTTTATGCTCTTTATTCTGTATCTTCTGCAATTGCTTTGTCAATTTCATCATAGAAAAACCTAATAGGAAATGCTGATAAAATTCTAATTTCTTTATTGTTTTTATGCACTAATTTCTCATCATATGCTTTTTTATAATAATCCAGTTTATTATCCAAGCTATCAATTCCGTTAATAATTAATTCTGGATTTTTTTGATCTGGTAGTTTGATAGCTACACAAATTGGCAATTCCAATTCTTTGCATTCTTTAAATGCTTTTTCTAATTCTTTGAATGTAAAACCCTCTAATTTCATTTAATCCCTCTTTTCCAAATAAAAAAGAGTCATATTATGACTCTTTTTACAAACTTAATTCTAAATTATATTCTTTTATTATCTCATTCATACTTTCTTTCAACTTTTTTTCTTGTTTATTATAATCATTTAAATTTATTTTCGCCCACAATATTGGTGAAACTTTTATACCAGTTATCTCAAATTTAATTTGAGTAATAATAATTGCGTAATATGCTATTAGAGCTATTCCGTTTTTTTCGAATTCTTTATTATATAACTTATTTTGCATATCTGCTACTATACTTACGACAATGTCCGAACCATACGAATGAATTGAATTAATAATGTTATTGAATTCTTCTTCTGTTTGTTCATCACATGGTTTTTTTATCATATCCCGTAATATTTTATTAAGTTTGTATGGTAAATCTTCATTATGTAATAGAAATCTATCTTTTTGCATTTTTTTAATTTCTCTAAATAATAATTTCTTATTTTCACGAATAGTTATTATAAAACCAAATATAGAAATTATTGATGGTATAATTCCGGCAATTATAATTGCCCATGATTCATTCATAATCCTGTCACTTCCAATATTATAATATCGTATTATCAGAAGTTATGCAATCATTTAACTTAATTTGCACAATATCATATTAGCACATTAATAGTGACATTTTAGTGACATGTTTAATAAATATTTCTTCTTCCTACCGCTTCTTTATAAATCCTAATTACATGTCTTGTACTATATCCTACTGCTATTCCAATTTTTTCATAAGACAGATGTTTCTCTTCTCTCAATTTGATTATCTTTCTCTTTAATGGCTCATATTTTTCCATGATTTTCAACTCTTGATTCAACCAATTTATCAGATTGTTTCTTTTTTTATCTATGTAGTCTAATGTTTCATCTATCTTTTTATCATCCAACAATTCTGCGTATTTTACTAGTTTATCTTCTCTTTTACCACCATCAACTCGCTCTAACCTTATATCAGTTGACTTTGGAAATACCAAGCTCTTAATTTGCTCTTTTTCGTTAAGCCAATAATTATATTCATTCTCTAGTCTTTTTAATTCGTAATTAGCCTCTTTAATAGTCATTTATTACACCTCTTTCTTAACAAAATCTAACTTTATTAAATCATATAGAATACATACACTATCACCAACAATATCTTGAGAAATAAAAATGTATTTTGAGAATGCACCAATATATAAATTAGCTTTTTTATATCTTAAAGGAGTATCTTTTTTAAATCCTAGCCGTTTCAATGTATTAATATCGCCTGTATATATCAATCGCATTTATCCCACCTCTTTTAATAATGCTTCTAATTCTTGATAATCCCCATCTTGCAAACAAACACCTTCCGTAAAATAATCATAATAGTCATCTGATTGTTTAAAATAATGTTTGCCTATTAATTCCCTTAATTTATTAATTACTTCTTTGTACTCATTCTTTTGTTGAATTAATCTCTCGTTTTCATTTAATAGTCCTAATGCTAATTCGTGTTCTCGCAAATGTTTTGCATCGTGTAATTTAATACACATCTCTATCTGTTTTTCACAATGCTTTCTAAATTCTTCTTTAGTCATCTAACCACCCCAATTCTTTGCACTGTTGATTTATTGCTTGTAATTCTGGAACATTTATCCATCTATGACGGATTAAATCATCATCTTTAACAGTGAAAGTTTTATCTAATTTATGAAACTTTATCTCTTTGTCTCTTTGTAATTTACAGGGTTTATAATATTTTAAAAAATAAATATCATTTTCTGTTTCTCTGTACCCTAATTCTTCAAACATCTCTCTTGCACTTTTATTCATCTTTCTTTACCTCATACTTCATACTTTCAAATTGTTCTTTTGTTACTATTGACTCTATTTGGTCAGCATTTATAAAAGGCATATCGGATAAATAATCTTCTACTTCAACATCTAGATATTTTAAACCATCAACTATTGAAATATTGTATACTCTTTTACCATTAACATAATCTCCTACTTCTATTAGATCTATTATTTTATGTCTTGCTTTAATAACATCCTCTCGTAATATACATTGACCGCTGTCAATCTTTATCAATATGTCGTCCGAACAGTCTACTATCATTGCTATTCTTATTGGTACACATCCATTAAGCATTCCTCTTGTATATCTTACATACATTCCTTTTTCTAATTTCTTTCTTAATCTACTATTTTCGTTAAATAAATCCTTTAGTTGTTTCTTTAGTTCTTGATTTTCTTCTTTCTTATGTTCTTCCCATTGCCTGATTCTAAAGACAGGTATCAATTCAATACCATTAGTATAGATTTGTTCTTCATCAATAAATGAATATTGTCTTATAAATTCATCTAAAGTATTAGAAAATTCCATTTTTTCGTCCATTTATTGCACCTCACTTAATATATGAATTTACAAAATTAATAGCAAGCTTATTTATTGTTTCTTGTGTTGCACCCTCTTTTGCTCTAGCTTTAATAAATTCTAATGTATCTATGACTTCTTTGCATTTTTTTATCTGATTAATTAATAAATTAGCTTGATATCTTCCTAATTCATATTTAAAAGCGCCATCTTTAAATCCAGTAAATTTATCAATATCTTGTAAATCATTAAGTACTATTTCTAATTGTTCACTATCGAACTGTTTTATATTTTCTTCTTCACTCATTTATTCCACCTCTTTTAATAGCTCATCAATTTTGTCTATTACATCAATGTAATCTTGTTCATTCCATAAAAAAACATTTTGGTGTTTTCTATATTCATTTATAAACTCAGATACATTGCCAATTACTTTTTTGTATTTTTCATTCTTTTCTTTAAGTCTTTTGCTATAACTTTTGTAATAACTAAGATCGTATCTCAATTTTTCGTTATCTTTTTCGCACGTTAATATATAATTAGTTAATCCCATTTATTTCACCTATCTTATTTCCCACTCATAGTCATTTGGGTTTTTGATTGAAAAGCTTGTTATAAAATTTTCGCACCTTTTAATTGAACTATATTTTTTAGCAAATTCAATTTTATCCGTAAAACATGGGTATGCCTTTACATCTTCGTTGAATTTGATACAAGAATATGTTTTCCCTGTATAATATCCATTGCCCTTTGAAAATAAAACATATTTATTTTTCATTTATTCACCTCAAATCCAATATAATTGTCTTTTTAATCTAGGTATGTTGTAACAAATCCAACAACATCCCTTATTAAATTAGGTGGAAATGTTTTAAAAAAATCATTCCCACAGTCGTCAAAAATATGCGTAGCTTTGTATTTCAGCTTCAATTCATCAGCCCTTAATTTAAAATGAGAATCGTAATTGTTGAATGGAAACCATATCATCTTAAAGCTACTAATATCTATCAAGTCGTAAATATCTTCAACTACGTACCTTGGTGTTGCAACATGATCTGGATTACTTTCTTTATCCATTTCATAGAATATATTTTCTTTTATCATTTCCTATACACTTCACAAAAATCATTTTGGTAAAATTCATTTGGAGGAAGATTGTAACAACTTATTTTTCTCACTGTTTCATAAGTTAATGCAAATATAAGTATTAAAAAAGTAATGATAATAACAGAAATCACTATATATATACACTTTTTCATACTCTAAACCTCTATTTCTACTCCGAAAGTATAATATTTACCATTTCTTTTTTCTATAAGTGTTCTATTATGTGATAATATTCTTTCATATGTTTCATAACTAATTCTCAATTTATCTGGCATTTTTCCTTTTGATTTTGTATATGCTTCTATGTTTTTTACAATGATGTTTAAAATTTGTTCAATAGGTAAATCATCATACTTTAAAACATAAATTGTATTTCCTTTAAATTTTCTTTCTTCATTATTTCTTCTAAAATTAAACATATATTTATTACTCCTTTTCTAAAATATTTTCATTATCTTTTAATTGTTTATATTTGTATACAATATACTTGTCTTTATTTCTCAATAAAGTACAACTTGCTAGCTTCAATTCAAATGCACTAAATAAATGTGCGTCACTTAAAAATAAACTTCTATTTCTTAATGATTTATAATAACCATCGGTTAGATACATATCAGATGCTTTATGTTTAACTACATACTTTTCTTTTTTCATACGTTTCCTTTCTAGGGGATGTGTAAAAATTGCGGTAAAATAACCTAATAATTATATTACCTGTGGATAAAATGTTTTTTTATTTATAATTCAATACTCTAAGAACTTTTTTTTATTAGATTACTTTTTGAAATTTTAAGAATGTTTTTTTTTAAAAAAACGGGGTAATTATGAATGTATTTTGGATATCAATTTTTGCTTTTCTTCTGTTGTTAACCTTGTATATATTCTCGTAGTTTCTAAGGAACTGTGCCCCATTAAATCTGCTAAAAACATAAAGTTTTCAGGATATTTTTCTAAAAAAGAAATTGCAAAATAATCACGAAATGCATGAGCATGAGCTAGTTTCAATGAAACTCTTCCCGCACCAGCAATTTTCTTTAAATGTATATTAATTGTTTTTTCTGTTATCATTTTTCCTGTAATTTTAGGAGAAGGAAACATAGTTCCAGATTTAATTTTTTGATTTCTACAATATTTTCTTAAATCTCTAGCCAAAGAGTTGGGAATTATAACATCCCTTTCTTTTCCTTTATTTTTAATTTTAATAATGTTCTTATTCTTTTTTGCTAAATTTTCTACTGTGAAATACTTAAGTTCACTTATTCTTATCCCAGTCATTCCTAAAATTTTAATAATATAATAGTCCTGAGACATATTTAGTTCTTTTGCTTTTCTTAAAAATCTTTTAAAATCAGCATGAGTCATAGCATTAACACTAAAGTATTTTTTTTGATATTTAAATTGTCGTAGACATAAATTTTTATAACCGAGCCACTTTAAATATTTATTTAATGATATTATCCACAGATTTTTACTATTTATTGATTCACTAACCTCATCTAAATAACTTTTATACTTAATCATTACATCTTTATCAATATCAGAAATTTTTTTGTTATTTAAATAATTAATAAATTTATTGATTGATTGCTTATATACATTTCTTGTGTTTTCTGATAATTCGGATAAAAATTGTTCTTTTATCCATTCATCTAATTTTTTGATTAATATTTCTTTTTTCATATAATTTCATTTTGAACTGAGTTTAGCAAATCTTTTATTTTTTCTTTTTCTGACGTTAATTCTTTAATTTTCTTTTTCATTCTATTGTTTTCTATTTTTTCTTCTGACAATTGATTTAAAAGTTCATTTATTATATTTAAAAATTCATTATTATCACATGATTTTAAATATTCTGCCACTTCAATTAAATCATTTGTTTTTTCTAAATCTTTTATTACATCTTTCAAAACTTTTCTATACATTCTTTTTCTCTCCTTTTTCTACATATAACTTTAATCTTTTGTTTTCATTGTCTAAACTAATAATTTGATCTTGCAATAAAATTACTTTATCTTGTAAATCTATTATTTTATCTGCTTTTATTATGTTTTGTTCTAATGCTGTTTGATATTTTAGGTCTTCCGTATTTTTCTTTCTTCGCTGTTCTTTTCTTCTCTTTTTTATTATTTCTGAGAACATATAGCAACCTCCTATATACCTACTCGTGAGATTAGCATTAATAAGAAGTTATACTGTTTTACTGTCATATCAATTAAACTTTCGATATTACATATTTCTAATATCCATTTGTTTTGCAAACCATATTTTTCTATAATGGCAAGTAATTTATTTAGTTGTTGTTTATCAATTTTTTCCATATTATTATCTCCTAATACTTAGTTATTTCTTCGAATCTTTGATTTTCTCTGTTATACTTCAACTTTGTTTTTCCTGTCTTTCCATCTCTATTTTTAGCAATAATAATACTTAATTCAATTTCTTTTAAAGATTGTGTATTTTCAAAATTTTCATTATGTAAAAAAATTACTTCAGTAGCAGACTGTTCTAGTTCACCAGTTTCTTTTAATTCAGAAAGTTTTGGCTCTTTTTTATCATCAGCATTTCTATTTAATTGAGCTGCAAGAAAAATAGTGCAATCAAAATCTAAAGTTACCCTTCTCAACTCTTTTAAAACAGATGTCAAATGTTCATAGATGGATTGGTTAGAATTTTTTCCACCAATTAACCCAGCATAATCAATAAATGCTATAACATGACCATTTTTACTTTCATTCGCAATTGTTCTCTTTAAAGTTCTAATTGTTTGGCCACCAAAGTAAACTTTTAAATTATTATTTGAAATGTTTTTACAACCTGATTCAATTGCTTCTCTTTGATAGTCTGTTTCTATCATATTTAAGCATTTAATAGGAATTGCAGTATTTATTGATACTAATCTTCTGTATATTTGAATCTCACTCATTTCCATAGAGAAAAAAATACAATTATATTTTTTTGACAAATCTTCAAATAAATTAAGCATAAAGGCAGTCTTTCCCACAGATGGTCGTGCTCCTATAACCACCAAGTCTTGTTCTTTTACGTCAACATAATCGGATAATTTTTTGAGGCGAAATTTTATTGATTTATTTTTACTATTAATTAATTTAAAAATTTCTTCCGCACTTTTCTTTCCAGCTTCTGTTTTTATTGACATACTTTCAAACTTATGAATCTGATCTAACATCTCTTCTGTAGATATTTTTTCGTTTTTATATAAATCTACTACATGAAGAATCTTATTTTGAATATATCTAGCTAATAATGTCTCCTGATAGTAGCTAAAATTGTTTACAGGTATAACTTCACTCATTAGTTCTGATAATTTTGAAATTATTTCATTAATTTTAAAATTATCATTAAATACGTGCTTATAATTCTCTGCCAAACCGACAATACTAATCGTCTTTGAATCTGAATATTGTTGTTTAAAAAGATTGAAAATAAATTTATTTGTTCCATTTAGAAATAATTCATCACTTATGACACATTGCTTCATAAAATCAGGATTCAGCAATAATAAGCCGAGTATTTCATCTTCTAAATCATTCATCAAAATGTTTCATAAGAAGAAGTAGCATCTTCTTTTCCTCTTTTATTTCTTTTTTTCAGATAATTGACTATTGATTGTTCATTCTTTAATCCTTGTTGCGCCCAATCATAAAGAATCTTATCAATATACTTTAAACTTCTAGCTTGATTAAGAACGGCCTCTTTAATTGCTAGTTCTATAATTTCTGGCTTTAATTGCTTTTTTTCCCAATCTTTAATTATTTCTATTTCAATAGAACTTAACGGTCTACCAAAGAATTCTTCTAATTTTCTATAAGTATTATTATAATTATATATATTATTATTTTTATTATTATAATTATACCGATACCCTATGCATAGGGTATCTATAGGGTATACATAGGGTATGCATACCCTATCTAAATACTTTCTAAATTTTTCTGATTTTACCTTTTCAAGTTCTTTTAAAACATATTGTTGGACCTTTGGTGACTTGGTCCAGTTGTATCTATACCAATTTTTAATTAAAATTTCTTTTGTATCATAATCATAATCAGCAAATCCTAAATTTTTAATTAATCTATTAAGAATTTTATCTACTTCAGGCTCTTTATATCCTAAATCAAAAGCCATTTGCTCAATTGTTAGTTCATAACAACCCAACTGATTAGTTTTGGGGTTTGTTAGTAAATAAATCATAAAATATCTATCTTCTGGACTAGATTCATTATGAACCTTTGAATCAGTCCAGAAATCAGTTTGCATATAGCGAGTCGCCATTATTCTATCCTCCTTGAAAAAATCGGACATTTGTTGTATAATAATGTTGTCGTTTTGACAAAGGGACTTTTTGTGGTTATTGAGTCCTTTTCTTTTTGCAAAATTTTCATAATCTCCTCCTATTTATTCTTAAAATCTTAAACTCTCTATCATTGCAATAAACGTCATAATTCCAATCATAAATATCGAGCTTCCTAAGAATATTACAACATCATCAATAATTGCTTGTTTCTTTTGCTTTTTTGCTCTTTTAATGTTGAATGCTCTAACTTTTCTTCGGTTTTCGTGAATAATATCAAACATTTTTTGTGTTTCTGTCATCTTTATCACTCCTTTCTACGAATAATAATTAATTTGAATCCATTCTTTGATTTCGTTAATAAGTTCTTTTTGTCTTTCCTCATTTGGAGGATTTTTGACAATTACTTTTAATTCCATAAGATACCTCCTATTAAATCTTATGTTTCAGTCGATAAATTTCGACTTTTTAGTTGGTAGCTAAGATTTATTTGATTTTCTAATTATTTCTTGATATACTTTAATTGCCTCAGTGGCAAGAAAGAGGGTCTTTATGTTAAAAGCACTTTTGAACTTGCCCTGCCTAGATATCTAATTCGAAATACATACCAGTATTTTGAATTTATGAGATTATCATATCTCTAGATCTTAACAGCTATGGGGCAAGTTTATTTAACTTAAGAGAGAAAGCAAACTCGTAAATGTTAAGTAATTGCAACTAAACATCTAGCAGTGTTTAGGGTTGAAAAATATTTAGTTATTTATTTGTGGAGAGGAACCACTCTAAAAAATGCATAGATAAATAAATATTCTATATACTGCTATTAATCTAGAATTAAACTCTTGATTATTCGATATGCTAGTATCGTTTAATCTCGTATTGTGTAGCTTAGAAATCATTCTTGTTTGGCGACTGGATGATTTCTTTTATTTTGTTTAAATCTATATCAAATGCAATTGCTATTTTTAGTAATTCTTCTGCACTTAACTTTCTTTTATTATTTAGTGCTAAACTTATCTTACTTTGACTAATTCCAGTTCTCAGTTCTATTTCATTTTGACTTATTCTTCTTTCTTTAAAGTATTGTTTCAAATAATTAGATATCATACACTCTCCCTTATCATCGTCTACTTTTTGGTTTACGTATTGGTTAAAAAAATTTCTTCATACGAGGCGTTTAATATTTTCAATATTTTTTTAACTTCTGACAAATTAAAATCTAGTTTTCCGTTTTCTTTTAAATAATAATTATTCTTTGAAATGCCTAATTCTTTTGCCATCTTTTCTTGTGTATATCCCATTTCATTCCTTTTGCCAATCAATTTCGGATACATAATTTCCTCCTTCTATTTTTTGTAAACTTTTTAGTTTACAAATCAAGTATATCTAACCTTTGATAATTTGTCAACAAAAAAATTGACATTTCTTATTTTTTTAATTATAATGTCAATAGAAAGGAGGATTTATGGATTTTGAAAAAGATGATAACTTGGATTATCAATTAAATAAGATAGCCTCTACTGTAATAAAAGAAAAACGATTAAGCAAAGGATACAGTTTAGAAGAAGTAGTAAAAAAAATGAATGACAGTATTTCTAGACAAATGCTTTTTAAATATGAAAATAATTTAGCAAGAATGAAGAACAAGACGTTTCAAGATATATGCAAAGCACTTGGTTTAGAGCCATCAACAGTATGGAATGAAATAAACAATAGATTAATTAAAAATTTATCGTTTGATGAAGCTAAAGTTATTGACTTAGGTAGCGACATTATAAAAATTCCAGTTTTCGGTACTATCAAAGCTGGCATACCTATTGAAAGTCAAAATGACATAATAGAATATGTTGATATACCAAGAAGTTGGACAAAAGGCAATAAAAAGTTCTTTGGATTAAAAATAAGTGGAGATTCAATGTTTCCTAAATATAATGAAAAAGACATAGTAATATTTGAGCAAACCGATGATATAGAATTATATAACGGAAAAGATTGTGCAATAATGATTAACGGAACTGAATCTACATTCAAAAAGGTCTTAATAAATGAGCAAGGAATTGTTCTACAACCTTACAACACAGCTTATAACATTATGATGTTTTCTAAAAAACAAGTTGAGCAATTACCTATAAAAATTGTTGGTATCGCTGTCGAAAAAAGAACTAAATTATAATGATTTATTATCAAAAAAATTTAAACCGAATTAAGGAGGAATACAATTGATTGCTATCTTTATATATATCTTTGATGGTATAGCTATTTTTTGTACTACTATTTCAATCATATCATCCTTGATAGGAACACAAAATTACAATATTTTATATTTAATAATATTTCTAATTTTTACTATATTTAATTTTATGTCATTGAGAAAATTAAACAAAGAAAACGGAAAAACAGAATTTTACTATTTTAGCTTAATAAAACAATGTTCAAAATTAATAAAAGAAGAAAAATATGAAGAATTGTATCATTATTTGAGAAAATTCAGAAAAACAAAATGGTATAAAGATATTGATAGAGAATTTTCTACTGATTTACAGAAAAGCTTAAATCAGTTTTATGACATTGATGAATTTAAAATTGATTATTTGGAAAAATAAAAAGACCTCGTACCGCAAATACGAAGTCACAAATGAAAAACTACTTAGCTACCAACTAAAACTATAAAATTAATATAGAAGTTTTTCTATACAATGATATAGGAGTTTTTCTATATTATTGTATCCTACTTTTAAAAAAAAATCAAATAAAAAGGATGGTACAAATGAATATAATAGAAAATGAAATATGGAAAGATATAAAAGGTTACGAAAACTACTATCAAGTTAGTAATTATGGGAGAATAAAATCAAAGGCACGTATAAGAAAAGGTAAGCAAAAGCAATTTTATTTAACTAAAGAAAAAATATTACGCACTCACGTTAATAAAAAGAGAGGATATGTGCAAATATCATTAACGAAAAAAGCCGAGCGAAAGTTATACTTATGCCATAGATTAGTAGCAGAAGCTTTTATTCCCAATCCAAATAATTATTCTGAAATTAATCATATAGATGGAAATAAGCAAAATAATTATGTAAAAAATTTAGAATGGTGTACTCATAGTGAAAATATTAAGCATGCGTATAATAAAAGTTTAATTCCAAAAATAAAGAATAGACCAAAAGGCCTAAAAATAAAAAAGGAAGTGTTGCAATGA